AAAGTTTGCAAGCATTGCAAAGAAGAAATTGACGCAAAAGCTAAAGTGTGTCCTCATTGCCGGAAGAAACAGGGTGGCAAGTTAAAATGGGTAATTATCATTATCATCGTTCTGGCTGTTTTAGGCATGGCAATGGGTGGCGGTGACGATGACAGTTCTTCCACCGATTCTTCAAAGAGTACTACCGCAACAACAGCGGCTAAAAAAGAAACTGCCAAAAAGGAAGAAACAAAAGAGAAAGACAGCGTAAAGGTTGGCGAATCTTTTGAAAATGACGGTTTAAAAGTAACTGCTAAAAAGGCTGAATTTGGATATGATGGTGGAGAGTACTTTACTCCAAAAGATGGATGTGAATATGTAGCTGTAGACTTTACTTGTGAAAATATTGCAGAAAAAGGTGACAAATATGTATCTGTATCTGATTGCGAATGCTATGCGGACAATTCAGCTTGTGAACAGCAATACATAGGAGACAGTGATTTTGTTAACACTAATTTATCTCCAGGGAAGAATGTGAGCTTTACAGCATACTATGAAGTGCCAAAAGATGCAAAGAAAGTGATTTTAGAATATAGTGCTTCGTTCTGGACAGACAAGAAGATAACTATTAATTTAAAATAATTAGTCCACTAATAGGACAACCAACAAGAGGGAAGAATCAATTCTTCCTTCTTTTCTTTTTTTCAAAATAACAAAAAAGCACCTGCCGAAGCAAGTGCTTTATCTTTCCAAAATGGAACTATTAATTTTTTTAAGGTACAAAACTAAGCTAACATTTACATCCCAAAATGGAGCTATTAAAAACCTTATCTATATCCTACTCTCCTTTCCCATATTTGTCAATAAGTTCTTTTACTGCATCTATGTTTTCTTGTATAGTATTGTATTCAGAATTACGATGTCCTCCAAACGCATGATAATCATGGTAATAATACCCAATACTAATGTATCCGTTTGGCATTTTTATGCGGAACTCATTATTTGACTTAAAAACCATGTCTTCAGGCAAGCTAGCTAAGAATCTATCTAGTTTTCTCCTTTTATTGAATTTTTGCATGCCATTTCCCCCTTTCATCCTAATAAATCAGCGTCAATTCTCTTTCGTCACTATGTATAAAATTGTCCGCCTCTTTTAGATTATCAAACGTTTTTACAACGTTCCACTCCTCGTCCTCGACAGTGATTTTCATTTCTGTAATTTCTTCAATGTCGCCGGACTCCACGATCTCGCCGTCTTTGTCATAAATTTCTGGCAAGATACAGTATTCCGTAACCAGGTAGCAGTCTTCGGTATTTCCGGAATAATAGGTAATATCTGTCTTATATTTTTTTAAAACTTCTCTTGCTTCTTCTAATGTGTCACAAGATTTTATTAATTCTTCGAAAACATCATCGCAGAAAAATGTACACCCCTGCACTATTTCTGAAATGTCTCTTTCTTTGATTTCTCGTGTGGCTTTGTATACGTTGTACTTTTTCATATTTTCCTTCTTTCTCCGGCGGATTCCGCCGCCGGGCGGGTATTTATTATAACACTTCTAATTTATCGGCAACTGTCCAGAGGATTTTTTTAATTAAACTTCCTCCCGGATTCTTGCAAAACCAGTCTTCTTTTTTACAGTCGTAATACAATTTAGCTCCAAATCCCCAGTCAATAAGGTTTAACGCTTGACGCTGCGCAAAGCTTTTATATTCATCTGTGCAGATGCCATTAATGATTCTTCCACGTCCCATTGCTGCTGGCGTATTAGTTTCTTCGACTTCCAAATATTTCTGAAAGTCATTAATATAGATGCGTTTCATGTCGCCCTTCTCCCACACCTTATAGCCAAGGCGGATAAGCTTTTCCTCCATTGTCTCTTCCATGTTCTTTGCTTCCTTCCATGCTAATTTTAATCCTTCGGAGATGCAAAGACCTGCCTTTTTAACTAATTCCCACGCTCTTTTCATGATTTTTGATAAATTGTATTTTTTCATTTCTTTGTATCTCCTCTCTTGATTTAATTCGATTATACACGATAATGACTATTATGTCAAGAGAAAAATACATGAAAATATATTATTTTTTTCTTGATATTTATTTCAAAATAATGTACTATATATTTATAACGATTAAAGGAGGTTTCAAAATGGAAACACGAGCAAGAAAAAGAAGCAACATATATAAAGGTAGTATCTCATATAGTAATTTATGGGACACGTTAGAACGTAGAGGGTTAAAGCGTTCCAACCTATTAGATAAGGAAAGTTTCAATCTTTCTCCGGCACTGGTCAATAAGTTGCGGCACGATAGAAACGTGAACATAGATACAATTATGTATTTGTGCGAGAAATTGGACTGCCAAGTGTGTGACATCGTGGAGTATAAAAAATAATATATTTTCGTGTATTTTTACCTCGACATAATAGTCATTATCGTGTATAATGTGAGTAAATCAAGAGAGGAGATACAAAGAAATAACCGAGAAATACGAAAGTCTCAGAAAAAAGCTAATAGATAGACTTAGCAGCTATAATTAGCAGCACCCGCCCCGGAGGTACGAAGGAAGGAAGGGAAATAAATGAAAAGAGCCGCTTTATACGTGCGAGTAAGCACGCAAGAGCAGAAGAACAGCGGATTGTCCGTTGATTCGCAGATAGATGCGCTTGAAAAATATTGTGAGGAACAAGGTTATACGGTTGCCGGTATTTATAACGATGCTGGCATATCTGCACGTAAAAAATATACAAAACGCCCTGCTCTTTTACAATTACTTGAGGATTGCAGGCAACATAAGATTGATATAATACTCTTTACGCGCCTTGACAGGTGGTTTAGAGCCGTTGCAGGGTACTACGAGGTACAAAGTGTACTTGATGCGTGTAAAGTGCCTTGGAGGGCCATCTGGGAGGATTACGAGACAGAGACAAGCCAGGGAATTTTTAAAGTTAACATCATGCTGTCCGTAGCGCAGGCGGAGGCAGACAGGGACAGTGAGAAAATACGCTCCGTTATGGAATTTAAACGGAGCAACAAGGAATATATCGGCGGAAAAGTGCCGGTAGGTTATCGCGTAGAAGGGAAAAAGATTGTAAAAGACGAAGAGACGCGAGGAATAATTGAGGATATGTTTGAGCATTATTTCCAGACCTTCTCAAAAGCAGGAACCGCCGACTATATTTTAAATAAATATCCCGATTTTATCAGGACGAGAACCAGGATAGTCAAAATTATGTCCAGTCCGGCGTACCATGGGGAAATGTATGGTGTAAAGAACTACTGTGAGCCATACATAACAGAGGAGCAGGCACAAAAAATCAACGAAGTATCCAGCCAAAAAACTTGGACAGATTGCAGGAGGCGTATTTATATTTTCTCCGGCTTGATGAAATGCCCGATTTGCGGTTGCAGGCTTTCCGGGTGTGCAATAGGCAAAAAAGGAAAAAAGTACAAAGTATATCACTGCCCCCACTCTGTCGCACAAAAGCACAAGACCTACACGCGATCAGAAAAAAAATTAGAAACATATATGCTCAATCACATCGAAGAAAAAATACAGTTAGATGTATTAAGGGCAGAAGGTCGTGTGAAGGCAGGCGGAAACGATGCGGAAAAGAGAAAGAAAAAATTATCCAGCGAGTTGGGAAGAATTAATAAAATGTTTGAAAAAGGTAGGATAACAGAAGAATACTATGACGAAAGATATGAGGCTATATCAAAGGAATTAAAAGAACTATCCCAGACCGCCGCAACGGAAGAACTAGAAACTAAGAAAAAAATACAAAGCAGATTTCCTGACGGTTGGAAAGATATGTATATGCAGTTAGGTGAACAAGACAAGCAGGTGTTTTGGAAAAGCATTGTAAAAGAAATAAAAATATCCCCCGACACTTACGTGGAGGATATTATATTTTTTTAGTTTTTGTTATACAGTAACTAGCCGTAACCACCAGGTTAAGGTCAGTTACCGTATAACAAAATATGATAGAAATAAAGGAGAAGTAATTATATTATACAAGAAGAAAGAGGACGTTTCAAGCGCCCTCTTTTATTTTTCGCAAAACTGACCGATATTCTCGCGGATACATTGCTTCTATAGCTTTCATGTGTTCGTCAAGCACGCGTAATAAGTGCTCAAAGTCTGCTTTCCGAGCGATTTCTTTAAATTCAGAATCTGGCTCGGAACTGTAAGAGTAGTATGATGTGTTGGAAGATAGTTGGTTCGGTTGTTGATTGCTCATTAAATTGTTGCGTACATTGTATAAAATCGAAAGCCGTTCGCAAGTGGCGTAGGTTGTTTTTCCTGCCTCTAATGCCGCAATTTCGGCATTGATTTCGTCCATATTAATCATTGCGGCACCCCTTTCTTTTATCGGTCTAATTCTGCTAATGCCCTGCCTAATGCCGCCTGTTCTGCACTAGACAGATTGCCGTCATGCATCATGTCTTTAATAGTCTCTTTTACCTGCATTTTTGCATCATTGTAAGAGTAATGGCCCCTCACATAATGCTGACCTCTACGAGCGTTGCTATAGTCGTCGTAATCCATGTCAGGATAACGCCCGCGACTGTATCTTCCTGACGTGTCCCAGTCGCCGCCACGGCTGTATTCGCTACCACCTTCCAGATACATAATCTTGTCGATGTTTTTAATCGTGTCTGTCAGTTTGTGGACTGCCTCCAAATCCCCGGCGCTCATATCGCCTTTATTTGAAATCTCGTCCAGCTCTCTGCACATCATTTTTTTTAATTTGTGTAATGATTCCATTTTTTGCCCTCCTTTACGCTACTCTCTCGGCGATTAAATTGCTATTGGCTATACTAATTGCCTGTGTAGATGTATTTTCGACTGCGATCGTTATGCAACACCCGCGCGGAACGTCAATAAATGCCGCCGTAAATACATTAAAATATTCGCCTGCCGCCGCAGGTGTTACGATTGCTGTCGCACTATTTAATGGCTCTCCGGCGATTGCCAAGGCAATAGAAATAGGTGCCACAGTTCCACCGGCAGGTATGGCGATATTAGCCCCGAAACTGACCTTATAGCGTGCACGACACTGATTTGTAAGACCTCTAAGGGTCACAATTCCTGCCCCCTCCCGGTGCGCGATACAGCTACCGCACTTTACGGTTGTCTCTGTGAGCGGTAAATTCTGCCCCGCTGCCACGGTTACGATATTGCTATTAGTAAATTCTGCCACGTTATCACTCCTTTTTTAATAATAAACGGCGGAACGATTGCCCCGCCGCTATAAGCATCATCGGCACAAGCCGAACAATCCCGTCAACGCAGGAAGCTGCTAATTATAAAATTTTAGCATCCGCAACCGGTATTGCACCCACAGTTACCGTACTGATATGGTGCGGAAACCGGAAAAGCCGGCACCGGTCTAGGGTTGTAGTAAGTAAACTGTCCCTGCATATACGCCTTTAAGGTTTCATTCTGTGATGCCTGAGAAGCCGCTAACTGTGCCGCAAATAACTGCTGATTCTGCTCGGCAATCTTAGCGTCCTTAGCTTCGATTCTCTGCGCTGTGAGGGCATCGAGGATAGCTCTAGCGTTGTTATTCTGGTTGTCAATGATGTCTCTTGTGTTGTTTGCGTTGTTAAAGTTTGTCTGGCAGAAGCCGTTTGTAACTTCCTGCTGTAATGCATTGGCGTTCATTGCCATGTTGTAGTTGACGCCCGCAATAGCCTGTTTGTTATCACAACAGCACTGCGCTAACTGTGCCTGTAAAGCATTAAAGCTCTGCATATCTGCGATCTGTCCCTGCTGGATTGCATTTCGTGTATCGTAGCCGTTCTGCTGGATTGTGCTATTTGTTCCTGCAAATCCGTTGAGCAGAGAGGTGTTCATTGCATAAAATCCGTCACAAATACCGGTGTTGATAGCATCACCCTTGCGCTCAAGGGAGGAAATGCCGCTATCAATCTGGCGCTGTAAGGTTGCAAAGTCAGAAGCTAATACATAGTTATCTGCCGCGCCTCCGCCACCGTTATTCCATCCATTTCCGTTTCCCCATCCACAGAAGATGAAAAGGAAAAGAATGATAATCCACCAAGCACCGTTACCCTCGCCAAATGCGCCGTTATTGTTGCCTGTGACTGCCGCCAAATCTGCCGGACTCATTCCGTCTGTTGTTAATCCCATGAAATCACTCCTTTTTATTTATTTATTTAAAACCCTTTAAAAGGTTTTGAAACTGTGTTGCCATGCCCTGCAACTGGTTGTACTGTTGCTGGCTCATTTGCCCGCTATTTAGCAGGTTTTGCACTTCCTGCTTCGGGTCCCCTTGAAACTGCTGTCTGAACTGCTGAAACTGCTGTATCATCTGCATTGGATTGAGATTCATTCAATACCCTCCTTCTTAACGTCTCCATTTGCCTTTCTAAGGCATTTAATCGTTCCTCGTAGTTAGTTGGTTGGCTAGACTGTGAAAGCTCCGCTGTGGGCGAATCTGTGCCTTTGCGCTTGTATTCAAACACCTCTAAAAACGGTCTGCCCGTCTGGTCTGCTCTTTTTTCGTAAAAAATCGGTGCCTGGCTGTCCCACAGGCGGACAAAAGAGTTTGGTGCTACTAAATACGCCTCCGCCGCGCCCTGCCCCTGCACCCAAATCCGCTCATCGGGGTTGGTCTGCTGTTGCATTTGTTGTGGTGGTGACTGCTGTTGTTTTAGTCGATTTAGTTGGTCAAGATAATCCGGTTGTGGATATTGTGCGTACTGTGGATACTGTTGTGGATACTGTGGATAACCGAACATTTATTTTCCTCCTTCCCTCCAGTAATATATTGGTGTCATTGCTCCGCTGTCCCACGTATCGTAGTAATTGCCGTCAATTACCGCTATAACGTGCCCTGACAGTGCTAATATATAAGCCCCTTCCGGGTGGCTGTTTGCAAATTCCGATACAGTGCAAGTCATGTACTCATCGGGGATTATGTAGCGATTAAACCCCTTATCTTTGAGGTATGCACCCCACACTGCATTAGCTGAGGGCATATCTGACAACATTAAGCCGTACAGGGCAAGTTGTATATATGTTTCTTCCCACGTTTGCTTTGTAGCTTTTGAGATAGCGCGCACGGTGCAATCTCCCACTTTTGCCGCCGCTGGGTTAGGATTCCAATATTGATACATTTTTTTGCCCTCCTTATAGTTTTATTATCGCAAAAAAATAAGCGTGCCACCACGAAGGCAACGCGCTTATTTCTCGCATGATTTTTAGTTATCTTTAGTTTCTTAAAGGCTGTTTATGTACGGGATCGTGCCGGGAACTAACAAAATTTTTTCCACAGCACAACTCCACAGCCCTTGTAATCCTCTTGTGCTTATATCCATTTTCTCGGCGGCTTGCTCCTGCGTTAATCCATCAAAAAGCAAGTACTGTACAGTTTCGCGCTCCCGTAAAGTTAAGCGGGCGCACGACAAGGCGTAATCAATAAATTGTTTATCGCCTAATTTCCAGAGTTTTTTATCAAACTTCTGTTCACTGTATCACCTCAACACGCAAAAATTACGTAAATTTATTTCATTTTGTCCAGTCCCAAAATCGCTCTAACTTTGTCCGGGAGCAAATCAGGGTTAATTTTGCCGATGTTTTCCACGATGGAACCAAGCTCCATCAGAATGATGTAAACGCACACGCCTGCGGCAATAGGTACCTGAAAGCCCAAGTCTACATATTTCTGGGCGTAGTCGATAAGATACGCAAGCACTACGAGCATAATAGAGCCAAATTTATGATACAATCCTTTTCTCATTTCTGAGGATTTCCACTTGTGGTTGGCACAGGCGGCTACTCCACCGCTAGCTAAGTCAAAAACTACAAAAATACAAGTTGTTAAAGGTAACATAATATCTACCATCTCCATTCCTCCTTAAAAATTATTTTTCTTTTGTTTTTATAAATTAATTAAAGCCCTCTTTAGTTGATTAGATTTTCATTTCTCAAATAAAATTATTGTTATTGTTATTACAATTGCCAAAATCGAATACTGTCCAATGAAAATATCGATATAAATCGTATTTACTCGGATTATTATAAAGAGATTTGATATAATCATCAGCATCGTCAGAATACAATACAGCATTACTGTCGCTCCATGACGCACTCTCTATACTATCAGCATCATTGTAAATCATAAACGCAGTTCCATGTTTACTAGTAAGCTCTTGTCTATATAAGCGTACCTTCCCATTGTCTAAAAATACAATAAAATCTGCTTCATATCCTTCTTCGAGATTATTACGCACACGCGTATATGCTCCTTCTAAAGATAATGACTTATATATAAAGCCGCCGCCGCCCACAAGATAATAACTATTGTTACTTTTATACAGATGATAGTCAATTCTAGTTCCAACTTCTGTAAACGTATGATAGTTCGAAAGCGTATGTGCTTTTGCATTATATTTGCACATTACTGTCTTAAAAACCTCGTCATTATTTTTGCAAGTTGCTATTACATATATATCAAATCCTTCTCTAAACCAACTTGGCGCCCACACTTGTATAAAAGCGTCATCATCACTAACCATGCTTAAATTTTCAAGTTCTTCAAAATCCAAGAAATTTTTTGTTCTACAGAAGCCAATTTCAGCTGAGCCTTTGTCAAAACCAATAACCGTATATGTAACATAATACCATTCATCAATTTTGATAACAGACGGATCTCTTAATGTATTTAACTTTCCATTCACTGTTTTAGTTGGACTATATGCTTTTGACGAAACAAGGTCGAAAGAGCGTAAATCATTCGTTCCTAAAAGAATTAAATGATATGGACTTTGATTTGCAAATGTAGATACCAGATATCTATACTTTCTGCTTAAATCCATAACATCTATACTTGATTTTATTTTTTCTTGTAATTCTGCTGATAAACTATCAAACGGTATTACAATCCTATCGTAGCTATAAGGCGTTTTTATTATGCTTTCTGTCGAATCCTTGGGGATTTCAAATAGCATGAGTTCGGCATCTTTCGCTAACTTTATCGTTGCATCTGCATCGGATACTGAAAAAGAAAATCGGATATATTTTGCTGTTCCAGGTATACCGCCTTTAAGAACCGAATTTGAAAAAGTTGTACTTGCCATCTCAAGACCACTAATGAAACTGTCCTCATTGCTATCAGTATAAAAACACAATCTTGCTAATTTATTTACCGTACTCCTTCCAGTCCCGTATTTTTTCGTTAATAGATAATATTTATTTGAATCTATATTAATAAAATCACTAGTGATCCAGCCGCTTCCCGCTTTTGTTTGTAACTTTCCGGTATTCGCGTACAACACTTTTTGGATTATTACTGTTTTAAAATCAAAAATATTTATGGATTCTTCAATATCAGACAACTCACCTAAATCTTCCTTTATCAAACCAATTTCTTTTTTTAACGGGCCAAGGTCTTCTGTTGTTTTCCTATGTTTTGAGAGTGCATACGCCTCATCTCCCGTTAAACCACTTTTTCTCATGTCCTACACCTCCCTAAAGTAAAAACCACTTGCTATCAGGGGCATAAAAGCCATATAATTCCCCTGTGTCTACACATAACGCCGTTGAACCACTTGCAACATAATGAGGTAATTTGTCCACCTCAGAAGACTTACCCCAATAATATCGCTTACTTCCGTCCGTATCTATGCAATCCCAGCCGCCTAAATCGTGTATAACATCTCCTTTGTGGTATGTCTGCCCGTCAATAATTATTGTCCCACTAGCTATCATGCTTTCGCCTCCTTATGCATAAATTGTATCAGATATCCTCTGCATCTTCGTAATCTGGAAGTGTTTTGAGATACTTATAAGCATCTTCAATAGTCATATTCTCTTCATACTCTTTCTCATATGTAACAGCGGCTCTGTACGGTCTGTCACCGTTGCTTTCCATAGCTCTACCAATCTCATCTACATAAGATACTACAGCTATTGAATCATGACTGTTGATTGTAGATTGGATATATAATATTCTGTGATAATTAGTAACTACGCCATCGCTTTGACGGATTTCTTTTTTTAAAGCCAATTTTATTCCTCCTATGAGAATGTTATCTTAATATTAGCATAGATGCCGCAAGGACTATTGTTTGTAACATCTGTAGTATTTGGCATTGTTGCAAATACATGGATGCAGCCTCCACTAAGCGTTGAGTGTACAGCATATTTGCTAGGTTTGACATATTTTGTTGACGAGCCACCATACAAATACTTATTATTTTGTCGGACCATAAGCCCTTCCACACTTGTTACTGTTACCGTCGGGTTCCCAATTATTGGTTTTGATAATGGAATTATAAAAATGACATCCTTGCCGGAACTCGTAATATATCCAGCAGTACCAAAAGTTGCACTGATCGAATCGCCAGCGCAAAAATATGGTCTCCAAGTCCCTAAATAGGTGGATAAATATATTCTCCCTGCATCCAACTTTATTACGTCCGAAGACACAATCTTTGTATTAGAGTTATCAGCATATATCCCATTTCCAATGCTTTCGTACAAATCAGTATAGGATGTTCCACTTTTTACAGATAACGAGAGACTCATATTATCTTTTGCACTATCATAATATAATTCAAGCGCAGCCTTACCACCGGCATTAGTATTACCTGCATCTTTTGTTTGCTGTGTTGATACAACAATGTTGTTTTGTGACTTTACGACCGAGCCAGCGCCACTATAAACAGGGTCTCCGTCTTCATTCACTACTTTAATATCTGTAATTCCAAATCGTACAATTTCGCTGTTATTGTTGCGCACGCACATTCCATTTGCGTCAAGTAACGCGTTCTGTCCAAGCGTATTTCCTCGCATATCACCGACAACTAATCCAAGTCCTTCGATATATTTCATGAAGTTGGTTGCAACTTTAGCAGCCTCTGCTATCTTGTCTTCCTGACTGCTAAAGTTTTCCTCAGTAATATCTTTAAAGTTCTCGTAGGATTTCTTTACCTTAGTAGCTGTCTTATTCGCTTTAATTGCAACAGAGTCATCCGTAGGTGGTGCTGTAATGTTTCCTGTTAACCATGCTTTTCCGCCGCTGACACGGATTTTTACTGTGTCACCTGTCTTACAATTAATCGCCATCTGTGCGGGGGTTTCATCTGCTCCACCGTCAATGTGGACATATGCTGTTTTTTCGTCAACCCGAAGGACTTTTGCAACCGTGTCGTAAGGCTTTGTTTTGCTTTCTTTCATTGCCGAGGCAATCTCTTTTATGAAATCATTCAATGCTCTCTACCTCTTCCTTTGTCCGGCATCCATGTTCAAGCGACAAGGTTTGTGATGTTATTCTGAATTTTCCAGTAAGGCCATGTCTCGGATAATTTAGAAAGACCACATCTCCTAAAAGAACGTCCTCGAAAAATCGCCGGCTGTACTGTATCGTTCTGGCAGGATTCTGCAATTCTTTTAGTTTTCTAACGGCGTATGCCGCTATGTTTTCCCCAGAGGATAATTCGACGCCTGTTTCTGATTTCCACACTTCCCTACCACGATTTACCGTTGATAAAAAGCTATCTGGACTATCATCCCTTGCAATAGCCGCTCCGTAATCATCGTGTATCGCCATGAAACAATTTGGTGTATCGTACCAATTAAATGTGTCTGTTACGTCGCACTCCACGATGTCATTTGCGTTGATTCCCACTGTAAGACTGCTATTATTATCATTTGCACAGATAACAATACTTCCATCACCAAGTATTCGTATTCTCCATCCAATAGCATCTAATATGTGTAACGTCATCGTGAGCCTTGTTTCTCCATCTTCTGCAACAATATTCTCTGTAGTAATCGGGGATGTTCCCTCGACATATACGGGGGCAGGAATGCAATCATTAAGCAGATTTTTAATCTGTTTTGCTCCGCTACCGGCTGGTGCATAATAACCACGCGGCAGAATTACATCATCTGCCGGCTTGAGAACAGAATAGCAGTCAATGTTGTAAGTCTCTCTCACACCATCAAGTTTTCTTTCCGGGAAGGCAGTCAAGCCGGTAAATAGTGCTACTTTTGCTCCTGACCCTCCCTGTATAGCCTGTAGGTAAATGCGGACCCAGCACTCATTGTCTGTTATCTTTTCTGTCATTGTGACGGAGGCAGATTCTCTTAAATCTGACGTGCTGTCTCGGTCAATACTGCCCTCAGTAAATTCAAATTCTTGCTGGTCTGTCCACGTCTTGGGGTCAACTGTCGTCAAAATATATCTTGCTGAAAATCCTTTGCTCCAATCCATCACATCACCTCGCTAGGATGCTCTGCACTCCACTGCTCTTCCGTCACAGCATCCAGTTCTTCCGAATCCACTTTTTTAATCGTTAGTGAGAAATCTGTCCGCATTTTGTTATCGTGGTCTTTTTTCTCCGACACCTGTATATCACAGGAAAATGACGAGCCGTCCGGTGTCCTAACGTGGCATATTCCGGGATACGTTGCGAGCCGCCTCATTTGCTCAATCATCGTTGGTTCTGTTAGTGAGATACTTACTGCATCAATTTTTAAATCACGAGTGACTGCTGGGTTCCAATCGCCTTGCACAGAGCCCCCAAGGTATACCGTCCTCTCAAAATCTTTATCCCACGAATTATCACAGTCAATGTTATACTGGATTTCGATAGATTCACCGTCAAAATCAATGATTGCCTTTTTATATTCGATGGAAAAATCGCTATATAACCATGCAAACGAACTATCTGACGTTATATAGTCACCGTTGGCGGTTTTATTTACAACCAGTATGCCGCCGTACTCATTTAACGCCGGGTACGGGTCAACATATTTCTGGCCATAAACCCCATTTTCCAGAATCAATTCCGCTCTGTCTACACTCATCCGGTATAGGTCAAATGTATCCCCATCAGCATATGTAGTTGGTTTAGCAACGACAATACTCGCTGTTTTGTTGTCTGCAATCGTATTTACAGTGGCCGTTGGTACTTCCGGCTGATGTTTCCACCGTACAACAAACGGTATCTTTTTTTCTGCCACATGGTCATAAATATCTGTAAATGCAATCTGTATGCTGTACCTTGCACCGTCATCCATCTGCCCGATCAGGTCGCTTAAGCCAATAGCGTAGCTGTCTGTTTCGTTGCCAGTAAAACTAGCAATAATTTCATTGGCAAAATGTTGTTCCTTTAATCCGTCCGGGCGCAGAATATAATAATCCTCGTCCCTGACAATCGTTACTTTTGCTGTGCCAGCAGAATCCCCGAAGGAAGGGACTATTGTTAATGGTAGCTGCTCTAAATAATTTGTTGTACCTTCCGATGATTCTGGTACTGTCTGGTCGCTCGTTTCCGTGGTAACATCGCCAGAATTATATGCAGTTGATTCCGAAACAAGATTTGTTGTCACGCTGTTTATCGCAGGTTTTGCAACAATTTCAACAGCCACAGAATCTGACCATGCCCCTTCCTTGCCTCCCTGTGCTGTAACCATTGCTTTTAAATAATGGATTTCTCCTACATTCCACAGATTGCTCAAAAGACCACTTGCAGTATAGATTTTATTAATGTTTTCAATCGTTCCCGATAATGTCTCCATGCCGGAAGACATCATTAAAACCACAACGTTTCCATCGTTACCTTTGACCGGTTCATCGTTAATCGCTTCTGCTATTTTTATGCTCGCTTTGCTGTTTCCGGTGTAGCCGACACTGCAAATAACTATATCGTCCATGGCAAGATAATTTTCTGTTGTTGCAAGCGTAGGAGTCGTTGGGGTCTCGCTTAGAGATACGGAAACCGTATCGGACCAAGGAGATAACACTTCCTCATCCCCGGACGTATCCCGCAATCTTACGCGAAAATAATATGTTTTTGCCGATTCCAGGGACCCGATGTGCCACGTTGTTTCCCTGTCCTCCACGTCATAAGTAGTTGGGGCGTCCGTACTAATCCATGCGTCCTCATGGTCTGCCCATGATATAGTAGCCGCATCTGCGTTTTTCCATGACCAATCCCATGTTAATTCTACGGTATCAGATGCTACCGCCATTGCAGTTATATTTTTCGGTGGGACTGCAATTTTTCTTGCCTCTGAGTAAATCCACCCTGACTGCATGAGGGGGCTAAGTTTGTAGGTGATGCCAGATGCTCCGTTTTGAGGTGTAGAAGTTCCGGTAAAATTCTTGAGGGCAATCTGGTATTCAGTGCCGCCGGAAACGTCCGGACACGTAACTGTGATTGTGCCCTCCTTGTCAGTGATCGCGATAACGCCTTTTTCCTCGTTGTCTATTTTCATCCAGATTGCTGTTTTGGCGTCAGGAACTTCTGTCTTTCGCTCAATGCTATTGATGGTAAGTGTTGTTCCTGTTGCCGATACCGTATCAAATGACGGGGATTTCAAAGCCCCTCGCGCCGCTACTCGTGGCTCAGAGTATGCATATTTTTTATCGTGCGTACTTTGCACCCTTGTCCACATGATCTGGTCTTCTGCTATGCCATCGTCTGTGTTAAAATCTGCTGACACTGTATAATCATGGTACACAACAGTTACCCCCGTACTCCATGACGTGCCAGTGTACCTCTCCCCGCTTTCTGGCGTATCTATAGCGTATTGTAGCTCCATGGAATCCACAGGGCGGTCCCGCGGCGATGCCTGCACCCAGTTTGCCCATACATAGCGGCTAGAGGAGCCTATCTCTTTGCTCCCTGTACTCTGTATATTTGGACGCTCTGGGATGCTGTAATAATGGTATGCATAGCTCCAACCGGAATCTCCGGCACACCCTCTCGATTTTGCCCTTACAATACGGCAAAATGTCTTGTTTTGTGTCGGGGAACCATCCTCTGTTATCGCCCATGTGCCAGACGCTCCCGTATAGGATGCATTGGTAAAGCGAGCGTTTGCAATGGCGCCCTTATAGTTTGTCATTAATGCGGTCTGTACCTGCGTCCTTGCAAAATGCCTTGCATCATTTGCCTCGTATGAGGTATTCCAAGTAAATGTACCTTTATTTGCGCCAGTATCATCAAGAGAATAAGAAACGGAAGGGGCATTTGGTGCATAAATGGTAAATGTCTTTGTGGAATGTGCGGCTGTATAGGTATGCTTTTTATCACTTTTTGTTTTGCCCTTTACCTTAAACTCTATCGCATTTAATAATTTTGATGAGGCAGGATAATAATTTTTTGCATCAAGCGCGACTGTTTTTTTAGTTGCTGATTTCCCCACATTTATTTCTTTCCATTTTGTCCAATCCCACTTGGAAGCACCGGAATTTTTTGTATGTAGGCGGTACCACAGCCACTGCCCATCCTCATATTTTTTTGCCGGTATCTTCCAAGATATTGTAAATTTTAGATTGTCTCTCGATATAGACAGACCGCTGGGAGCAGCAGACTTTTTCTTTTTCTTTGCCATTATGCCATTTTCACCTGCCTTCTAAGCTCACTTGCCATCCTTCTTCCCCATTCTTCTGGGTTATCTGCACCGTTTACAGTTACATTAATAGTTACATCGTTTTTTGTTCCCCGTGTTGCCTCTCTAATGTCACTCATCAGCCTGCTACGACCGTATAGCATTTCGTCTCCCGCTTCTCCTGCTCCAAATAAGGTGGCATCAGAAAATACATATGGGCTTTCCATAGCCTTTTTATACCAGCTAATGTGGAATGATGGCAGAGATCCCTTTCCGCCAATACCAAATGGGGCCTTTCCGCCGGAAACACTTAAATGTGGTAAGTTCAGGTGTGGAAGAGACCAGCTAAACTTTAAGGCACTCTTAAATCGTCCAGGAAAGCTTTTTACAAGGGATACTGCCTTGGTAAAGATGCTCTTTACAGCTGACGGTATCTTAGTAAACGCCCCTTTAACAGCGGATAATATGCCGTTGCCCCTAAACGCCCCTTTGAATCCGTTTACGGCATTTTTAGCAGCAGTCTTTAAGAGCGATGGGAGATTTTTGACCCCTTTTATTATGCCAGTAACAATGTTTTTACCAAGTGAAAACCAGTTAAACGCTGTAAATACACTTACGATTGCTGTGATAATCTTCGGTAAATTAGCAATTAATAATGGAATCGCGCGAACTAAGCCAATCGCTAAATTTGTTATGATCGTTACTCCTGTTGCAAGGATTTTTGGCGCATTATCGTTAATAATGCCAGCCAAATTCGTTATGATTGTAGGTACATATGCAATCAATACAGGAATAGAATTAATCAGCCCTTGAGCAATATTCTGGATAAGTGTCAGGCCTGCATTTATCAATTTGCCTGCGTTGCTCCTCAATGACTCTGTAAATTGTGTCAGCATCGGCAACGCCTGCCCCAAAAAGGTCGGGATGCCCTGAGTCATGCCGTTAGCGATAGTCGTCAGCAAATTAACTCCGACCGATGTAAATACATTTAGCCCTGTGGAAATCGTAGAGGCAAGATTATTTAACAGTTGGCTGACAGCAGTTGTAATACTGCCAGAATTTTGAGTAACGCTTGAAATTAAACCGTTTATGAGGTCGCCGCCGATTTTTGTCAGCCCCGGCAACTGGCCGCTAAAATTAATCGCATCTTGCGCCAGTTTGGAAAGGGCGCCGCTTATGCCGCCAGATTCCATCGCCTCAGCTAATCCACTAACCTCGCTTGTTATACCTTTGATGGCACCACGGATAGTACCCGAAAATGTATTGTAAAAAGCAAGTTGCAAGCCTTCTGTAGCGCTAGATAGCAAGGTTATATCACCCTGCAAGTTATCTAACTGCGTAGCTGCCTGTTGTGCCGCGGAGCCGGAGGAATCCTGTATTCCTTTCCAAAATTTTTGCACAGTCGCATCACTCGATGCGGTCATTTTATTAAACGCCTGTAAGCCTTGCGTTGTAAAAATCGTTGCAAGAGCATTGTTTTTTTGTTCCGCTGTCATACCCTGCAAAGAGCCATTAAGCTCGTCTACGAGGTCGTTAAAATCTTTTGCCTCGCCGTTTGACTTATAGGCGGATACACCTAACTGATCTAAAGCTTTTGATGCATCATCAGTCGGAGTATATAAGTCCGCCATTGCCCTATTTAATGCCGTAGATGCCTCGGAGCCTGTCACGTTCTGCTCTGCCAAGCGAAGTAAGGAAAGCGTGACACTGTCCGCCGCTTGACCGTAGTTTTTCGCTGTGGCAGCAGAACCGGAAAAAGCCTCTCCAAGGCCTCTTACGTCCGTATTAGCAAGAGTAGCACCCTTTGCCATCAAATCGGCATAGTAAGATGCGTTACTCATCGAGTCACCAAAGCCTTTTACAGCTCCGGCAGTATATGATGCCGATTCTTCCAGACTCATAGCACCGGCAGAGGCAAGGTTAAGTACCGTTCCGATACCGCTAATCTGCTCATCCGCCGACAAGCCAGCCTGAGCAAGGATATTCATTCCTTCCGCCGCTTCCGTTGCGGTGTACTTTGTTGTGCGCCCCATTTCCTCAGCCTTGGCTTTGACGTTCCCTATTTTGTCTACGGTTGTTCCCATGGTAGCTGCTACCTGAGACATTGCAGTATCAAAATTCATTCCGGCATCTATTGATGTTTTTGTAAATGCAACGGCGGCAGCAGAGCCGGCCACCATAGCTGTTTTAGCTACTTTCCCGACCGCTTTAAATGCCCCGCCGATTTTTGATGTGGACGAGCTGGCGTTACCTTCTGCGTCTTTCAGCCCCTGCTTATATGCGGTGTCTTTGATTGCCAGAGTGACAAACAATTCCATCACATTCAATCACTCATCACCACCAATCCGGCTTTTTTAATGACGTCCGCGGCTATTTCTTCGCCAGTCTTTGTTACTGTTTGCTTTTTATCGCTATTAATTAAATCAAAAAATGATACATAGAGATATTTCCCACCGAACGCCTGCGAAATGCTTTCGGTTACATATTTCAGCCCATCGGCCATGTATCGTTTGTAAATTAATTCCTCTGTGTCGTCTAAAATCTTAGCCTTGACGTACAGCAAGAATCCCTTTACGCTTCTTCCTCTGTATTCTCCTGCGCATCGCCAGAGGGTTCTTCTGCTGCGCTTGTTGGCGCTGAGAAAAAAAGCTGACGTACCTCCGGCTCATTGATGAGGTCAACCATGCCTTTGATAATGTCCATTAATTTATGCTTTTTCTTGTATTCCTCAACACTCTGCAATTCAAACGCTGCTAAGATTCCAATTACATCATCTTTGTGTGTTTTTAACAGCCTAGGAGCTGTTTTAGCACCCCTAGCAAAGACTTTGATATATTTCTCCCCTTCCTGCGGTACAAGCTTCTGGCACAGGCTGAGCGCATCATCATCGTCTGCAATGTTACCGATATGTTCGAGGGAGTTCGCAATGGCTTCTAAACCCTGTTCTGCTGTTAATTCTGATAATTTCATGCTTTACCTCCTACGCCGCTTCGCCTGTTTTGATATAAACCTCGTAAGGTACTGTCTCTGCGTTCTTAATGCTGTAATGTCCTGTGTATTCGAAATCAAAATTTCCTTTGGATTTATCATCTGATTTAATCTTAAATCCGCCCGTTGAGAGTGCATTCATAATTTTGATTGCGATAAATCCGGCGGAATCCCCGGAATTTTCGTCCGAATAGTCGCCAATCCACCAAATATCCTTAAAATCTTCTGCCTTTAAATCTGCCCTTGGTGTTACTTTGTTTCCCGCTACGTCTGCCGCCGCCATAAAACTTTTAGCCTGTGCGGTATCCATTGTAACGGCTGTGCCTGATAATTTTACTTCGATAGATTCGATTTCCTTGAGTTCCATCGTGTTTTTAGGCACATTATCAATGTCTTCCCCGAAATCCGTAAAGGATGGCTCCGCGCTAAAGCTACAACCGCCGCTGGTTGCCATGAGGATGTTAGTTGCTGTTATGGCACCCGTTTCCGGCTCAAAAGCTGATACAATAATACCGGCGTTAATCTGTATTTTTTTGAAAAGGTCAGAAGGTACCTGCGTATACTTCATTTGCTCACCTCATTAAATAGTTATAAATTGCATAGTTATTACTGTGTATCTGCGTACTATCGACGAGTCGGCTTCATCGACCAAAGGGGTCCACGGCTGGTCCTGCGACAGGAAAATAAATCCATCATCGCATTTTACCGTAGTACCTCCTTGCAATCTGTCGCTGATTTCTTTTGCCTTTTTGTTTGGGACTGCCTCAGATTCTGTGTGATACCAGACATTTACGACGCTAGTGGCGGCCGCACCTGTCCACCAATTTGCTATAATCGGTTCGTATGTGATAAAAGGGAAAGCGGTATCTTCCGGCACCCTGTTAGACGGATATGCAGTTATGCCGAAGGATGACCAAAATTGATATAGTGCCGCCGTTGGGGTCATGACGTTAACTCCCACTTCTCCGCCGGGACCTGTGCTATGTCTAAATTAGACGACGCAGGGGTTTCTTTTTCTCCTGAATTTGATGTAACTCTAAAAATTTTTCCGTCTTTTGTTTTTAATACATCATGATAGTCTAGCTTTACTGTTTTAGCTGTAGTAATTGTATATGTTGCTGTTACACCCTCTTTCTCTGCCACCCTGGCAGACATAGAGGTATCTTGGATTATTGCCGCCTGTATTTTAGCACCTTCCACCCACTCGGTGATAAATCCACCCTCGCCGTCAGAAGTACGCTTTTTATCCATGAGTATGCAATCTTGTAAAAATTCATTGATTAAACTCATGCCATTTTCCTCCATGGGTTCAGGCGTGCCCTAAAGGCATCTTGCCACGTGTAGGTCTCGCCTTTACTGTTTGTTGCCCTGCTGTACGAATATCCGCCAAACGATTCCGACTGATACGCTCCTAAATTGCCGTTTTTCGCCTGCCACTCGCTGATTTCGTCCACCAGTGACAAAAACGGTTTGGGGATAGCCAGCGGAACAACTACGCCGTTAAAAGTCTCCTCCTGTAACGGAGCAGTATTGCCTTTGTGGTACTGATAAACCCCGTCATTAAAGATAGAGCCGCTTACTAAATAGTACTGCCCATCTTGTAGCGGGAGGCGAATCGCGGTAGTAGAATAACGCAGGTCTTTAGTATCTTCTGTCACGCCTACATCAAAATTAAGCGTGTCAAAAATCCAATCTCCGATTGTTATTTCTCCCGTGATTGCCGCCCCTTTGACCGGGAAGAAATTGTGAATGTGATTCATGATTTCATAAAGCACTCAATCATCCCCTTTTATTTTCCGTTCGAACTTACTTCCGAAACGGCACTTGATACTTCTGGGATAGTTTCTGTGGTTCCGACAGTAACTACGCAAACACCGTCAAGGTATTCTGCCCACAGCTTCATGCCCATAATGGCGTATGTTTCGCCTGTGGCGTTTGTATAGTTGCCGCCTGCGTGGAATCCAATCAGATTTGTTTCGCCAGATGTTGTGTAGTCCAGGCCAAGTTTTTTAAAATCACTATCGCCGGGATCAATATAATACAAGTCAATATTTTCTACAGGTGTTGCAATAACAGTTTTTGCCGGGATGTAGGCGTCAGGGAGGAGGAGCAGTGTAGAGAAACCAAAGAAGTCTTTGATATACTGCAATCCAAACATTGTCTGCACAGTAATCTCTTTATCACCTAACCAGTCGTAAAAATCCATTACATTTGCAAATCCTACGACTTCGGTTACATTTCTGTTCATGCCTGCGAATTTGTTGAGTACAGCACCTTTTGCGATCGCAAGTGCTTTCTGCCATTTCTTCTGCATACCTTTTAATGTTCCCGTTTTTAAAAATGTGTAAAAATCTTTTAAAACCTTGTTCTGCAGCTCAACCATAAAGGCATCATCTGTCTTTTCGATTGCGACCGTTGCGCCCCATTTTGCCACAGATTCAAGGGATAAAGATTTGGCGTATTTTTCTACGACAATGTCTTCCCTTTTACTTTCTACAACCTTAAACTGTGTAAAAGGGATTGCTTCTCCCTCGCCCACACTTGCGCCGCCCTGTAAGGCCTCATCTTTCATCTGTGCTTCGTAGGTTACTAAGCTAGTGCCCGGCTCTTTTCTAATAGGTCTAACGATTCCCAAGATGGTTCTTAATGCATCCCAGTTTTTTTCAAATCTTGTTACAAAATCAATTTCTCTCGCTTTGAGAGTGCTATCTGTATTTAATACAGTGCTAGTGGTTACTCCTGCCATTGTCTACTCCTTTCAAAAACCAAAAAGTTCGTGATTTTCAGCGATCGCTTTCTGACGTTCGCCTGCATCTTTAATTTCCATGATTTCTTTCTTGGTCATTTTCCCTGGTTCTCCTCCCGGTGGGTTCGATACATTAGCGCCTTGAGTCGTTTCGGTTGTAATATAGTCGGCATACGCTTCTTTGATGCCTTTTTCTACTTCTGTTGCATTCTCAAATTTGCCGTCAGTTCCGATTTTTAAATTATCAATAGTCTCTTTTGATGCTTTCAGGGCAAGGTTAATTACTTTACTAGACACGCCAGAATCCTCAAGCATCTTTTTGTATGCGGCTTCTTTTGCATTGTAGGATGCTTTCTTGTCCTGTTCGGCTTTGTAGTTCTCAAAGCCTATGTGTTCTTTCTCGTACTTGCCTTTCCAATCATCCTTTTCGTAGTCCTCCAATTTCTTCTGGAGGTCTGGGACTTTCTCCGCATCCTCTTTATACTTACTGATCTCACCCTTGAGACCCGTAACAGTTGCGGAGTGTTCTTCGATAATCGCGGAAACCTGTTCATCTGTAAGTGTCATGCTCTTTAAAAAAGCTCTTGTTAATGCCATTTGATTGCTCCTTTTCTTCGAGGGATTTCTTCCCCTAAATGACTTTATATGTAAATCGCAGTACTTCGCGATTACTTTCTAAATGTTTTTGCGGCTTTGAGGGATTTTGCTCCAAATTTGCCGTCAATTTTTAATTTACATTTCGACTGGAAAATACTAACCGCATCTTCGGTCTTTTCGCCGTATTTGCCGTCAGTATCTAATTTCGAGCCGATAGCCCAGTTTAAAAACTTCTGCAATTTTTCAATTTCCCCTCTTGCGCCTTTTAACACTGTAATACCGTCTAAAAACGCATAGTAGCCGCGTGGCGGCAATTTAGGGAATTTCCCGGTGTATTTAACCTTTTTTGCTGTTTCTTCCTTCTGTGCCGCCGGGAAGTCGTGATATAAAATATTTAAATCAAATTTTCCGCCGTTGCCGATCGAAACCTTGGCTGGAAACACGCCAGAGCTGGTATACTGCCATGCCATAAGGTCATCTACGTTTGCAGGTTTATAAGATTTGTTTGGTGTCGCTTTAAATGCCATGAGGTTATAGCCTTTGTAATAACGTGCAATCCACCAGTTTTTACACTTGACCTTGTTTTTATCAATGTGCTCCGAAAAATACGACATCCCGGTGTAAACACCAAATTTATAGCCTCTTGACTCAACGACAGTCTGTGCCGCATTGATAATCTCAGCAATCTTTGCTTTGCTTAGCCTTGCCTGCATTTTATCCTCAATATCAAACCAGACGCCGTATTTAAAATACTTTTTGCTGACATTGTCGAGGATGTCGCACACAAGCTCCATGTCTGACTTAGCTTTCGCCACTGTAGTAGCGTATGTGTAGTTATACACGCCCCATGGAATGCCTAGCTCCTCACATTTTTTATAGTTCTCCTCAAATTTTTTATCTTTGCCTAAATCCTTGCGGATAATCTTAATGATCGCACCATCGCAACCGTATTTCTTTACTTTCTTCCAGTCAATCGTGCCGTTGTATGTAGATACATCAATAATTTTTCTCTGTGTCATTTTCTCACCCTTTCCATCTCAGCACATATAAAATCTTCTGATTTCCATTGATAACTCTGTGTATTTTTTTATATGTTCCGCCTGCTTTTTTAGTGTTAGTGCTAGCCTTTCCGGCATCCCACCACACCATTTTGTTGCTCTCGTTTATTCCTGCAAAAATATTGGTATGCAGGCGGTAAAAGCAAATGTCGCCAGGCTTTAATTTACTTTTATAATCCCGGGGTAATTTATTTACTTTTATCAACCTGTATCGTTTTGATATAGCCGCTTTTGTTCCTGTGCCCTTATAGACAACTGCTCCGTTCCTGTTGCAATAAAACAGTTGTCCCGGTTTGAGGATGCCCAATTGCTGTAGGCAATAGCAAACATACGATGCACAATTACTTACCTTTTTCTTCTTTGCGCCCGCCCAGCTATTCGCCACGTTTTGAGAGTATTTAAATTTTTTATCAACAAAATACTCCGCCGTTTCCTTTGCCTTGACGAGCAAAGACAATCTGTCCATTATTCCATCGCTCCTTTTAATTCATCTGCAATGATTGCTGTGTATTCTTTCGCGTAATTTGCCGCCGCCGGTTTTAAATACGGCTGTGCCCTCTGGCCGTTTGTGATATGCCACTGTCCTTTATCGTCCTGATAAGTCCACGGGGTCTTCCGTCCCCCTTTGTAGTACACACCGGTTCCCAGTTCCACATAGGCGGCGTATTCTTCGTTGCTACCTATTGTTTCCGTGAGATTTTCCAAGTCGGTCTGATGTGTAATGCTGTTTCTCAGCGCGCCTGTATCGACCGGACAAAGGTCTTTTGCGTGTCCTTCTGCGGCGGCTCCTGCCTGCTCTAATGCTCTTGCAAGTGCCATCGTGGTCTTTAAAATTACCTCATCTACATGGCTTACAACATCAATATCTGCCATTATATCCGCCCTCCTTGCGTTGCTAACCATTCGTAGTAGGTCATGTCTTCTATAATCTCGTTTCTGCCTGTCTCTGGGTTTCTGACGCGTATCATTCGTGGCTGCGCCAGTTCGGTAGGCAGTGCAGTTCTCTGCGTACAACGACAGTTGTAAACTTCCGCCGGGATTCCGCTTGGGTCTCCCGGATACATGAGACCGTTTGAGTACGCCATGTTAAACGGTACTTCTTCGCCGTCTAATGCTCTGTGACTGTCTCGTGTCCTCAAATCTTTTGTCGCTGTCCAGTGTTTCACCACATCAATCCCCATCTGGTAGGCTTCCTCGTATGCCGCCTGCCTGCCCCCGTTCTGCGCTCCTGTGAACGCTGTGCGGGCGTTTCGGATTGCGGCAGTATGATTCATTCCTGTAACGTCCTGAAATCGCCCTGCGAGCTTTCCTATACTGTCGCCTTGCAATATTCCTTGCAATAGTGCATTTTGCAGTTTCTTCTTGTTCCAATGCACATCTTTGCTTTTTAGTACTCTACGCGGCGGGAGAATCTTTTGTTTTCTGACCGTCAGCCGCTTAACTGTGTGTTCATCAACCAAATTAAATGCAATATCTCCAATCTCCTTTATCTGCTTATCAGGCATAAGAGATTTAATCATGTACGCCTCAAAATTGCGATTGAGGGCGATAACAAGAGGGGTCTTCTCGTTGATGTATGCCGCGGCAATCTGGTTTGACTCTGTCAGTCGCCGTGCCATGTCCTCGCGTAGTGCCTCCCACCTCTGCCCTCTGCCATACTGATTCATCAACCATGCTTCAAATTCTTTCTTGGTGTACTTCCCTGCCTGGTATGCCGCATATTCCTTAGCGTACCGGCGGGAGAATTGTTTAAAATAGTTTCTTGCTTTGCCGTCAAGTTCCTTTCCGGCTTGTTTATATACATCTGCTAACCGCTTTTCTAACTTTTGCAGTTCCTGTTCTGTCCACTTGTCGGATGGATACATAGTTATTCATCCCCTTCCGGGATATCTTCCGGCACATCTGGTTCAGGCGGCTCCGTGTAGCGGTTATATGATTCTTCGTCTAGCTTTGCCAAAATGTCCGGCACTTCCTCTGGTGCAACAAACGGTAATTTTTTCAGGATGGTTTCTTCATCCAGATAATTAGCCGCCTCAAGAATCATATCTGTACGCTCTTTTTCGTTGCTGATTCTGTTCCGCTTAAACTGCGGTTCGTCGTCAATCCCTGCAAGCTCCAGAATCTTTTCGATCGCATCGCCTACGAAGTACTCAAAATCATCCGCATTATCGTCTAGTGGTTGATATGCCGCATCGATATGGTCGTTTGTTGCTCCGGCGGCTATGGTGTGTACATCCAACGCCCCGAAGTCCTCATAAATCTCTGCCCGCATTTGCGTGAGAAACTCTTTTCTGGCGGTATACGGCGGCTCTTGTGTGTATGCCTGTACCTGCCCTTCCTCGGCCTTTGCGATGTGCTGAAACTTGAGCCGGTCCCTGAATTCCGCCAGTTCGTCATCTGTCATACCGTCAGCATTGGAAATGAGCCAGTACATCTGCGCACAGTCGTCCAGATCATTGGCAAAACCACTTTGCACCGCGTCGTAGGCATCAATCTTTGACTGCATCCCCCTCAGGGTGCTTATGTGTCGCTTGTTGCCAAACATTGGTACAATGGGGAGACTGCTATAATTTTCTTCCCCGATGATTTCTGGTTCCAGATTGTTAGCGACTTCCACTCTTTGCCTGTACGCCCGTTTGGGAGCGGTCTCTTTTAATTCCCCAAATTTGCTTTCTGCGCTATAGGTTGTATAACCATCTATTTCGTACAACACAACCTTAAACGGTTTCTGTTCGTCCAGCTGCCAGAATCTTATGCCTGCCATCAACGCCCCTGTGTCCTCATCCCACATCGGGGCGAACTGTGTAAAAGGAAATTCGTGCACGTGGTCTACATTCCAAAAAAGGAAGGACTGACCGTGAATTAATGCATTGTACGCCGCCTCTTTGATTCTTCTGTCAAACTGTTTGCCCAGTTTGTCCTTGACATTCATGTCGTTAAAAAAGACGCCGTTTCCTAGACTGTACGAACAACGCTGCGTATTTAATTTGTGGAAGAAATTAGAGCATATCTGCGCGTTAGACGAAAAATTATCTATCTTTTTTTGACCTAGCAGAGTGTAATAAACACGCTGAAATTGCAAGATAGTCTCATTTTCCTGTGCGTCGTACTTGTCCGCTTTTAACGCCTCTTTGTATGCTCCTGTACTCTCGTGGAATTTTATAAACTGATTTATAAATTGCCCTTTGTCTTTTGCGGCAATGAAATCTTGATATGATAAATACATTTGTCGTCACCCTAGAATTGATTTGTATTGTCTTGTTCGGCTGCGCTTGACGAGTTTTAATGTTTTTACAAGATACCTGATAGCATCCATTGCGTGGTCTGACTGTTTTATAACTGCGTCCCTGCCTTTGTCAGCCGCTGTTGGGTCCCATGCATAGATGCCAAATTCCTCAATCGTGTGTGTGCAAGACGGGTCAAACGATAATTTGTCTTGTGTCAGCATTGTCTCAACATCTGCTATCCCATCGTTAACAGTGTTATCTGCCTTTTTAACCTTGTGCCCTTTACTGCGTAACTCCACGATGAGAGCGGCAGCAGATGGGTCAGCAATCACTAAATCATCTTTCTGCCCGTTTAGCGTGTCCTCTAGTCCTTTTACTAGCTCACTGACCGGTTTCATGCGGTTGTTCTCTCTGCCTGAGTAATAATACTCTCGTAGACAGTGCCAGTTACCGGTATCTACTCTTTTTTGCCAGACCAGGAAGACGGTGGCGTTCTGCATACCAAAATCGGAGCTAACAATTATCTCCCCGCTAGTCTCTGCCTTGCAGACGTGTCTTTCCTCCGAAAACATATCGTACACAAGTCCTTCGGCTACTGCCCAGTTGCCTAGTATGTATCGTTGATACCTGTGTGTCCCTGAGTACTCTTTTATCAGTTCGTCTACTACCGCCGGAGGCAGGCAGCCATCGTGTATGTTGTACGCCTGTTGGAATATATCGGCATCGGAATCTAGAAAGCCTTTAAACCAGTGCTTTGGCCCCGCCGGATTGCACGTCCCATCAAAGTGACTGTGTGATGTTCTAAGACGGGATTTCAACATCTCAAATACCTCTTGATTCCATGTCGTCACCTCGTCGCCGTATGCATACTCAATCGTCGCTCCCTGTATTCTTGCAACATGCTTCTTGTTGTCGGCACCTAATGCATATACTTTTTTGCCAAATAGCTGTACCGTGTTGTCACTGCGTATCTCGCCAACTAGCTCCTCACCCCAAATCTCTCGCATAGGGTCAAGTATGTTACGTTGTAGCGTGCCCCTGGTGTTTCCTAACATCACAGCAAGCCCTAATCCTTTTAGATGTGTCAGGCGTTGAGGAATTACGATTGCATAATCAACAAAGGATTTCCCGGAGCCTGTCGCCCCGGTCTTTACATTCCAACGGCGGTTACAGCCTTGCAGGTATTCTGCCTGCTTGCTAGTCAATGGCACTATCGACACCCCCAAGGATTTCAATAGCTTTCACCAGTGCTTTGTCGCTTGCGCTCTCTGACCGCGGCTTATCACGCCACTGTTCCGGCTTCCTGTTCTTTAGCCAAAATATTTGTGCTGTTGTATCTGGCGGAACGTGCTTCTTTGTTACTTTTCGCTCCGTCATTACTCCGCCTTCGTACTTTTTGCTCGTCTCTTCGTAGCTGTACCCTAGTGCCCGTTGTAACAGGCTTTTTTCCACTTGCCTGTCCACAACATCTTTTCCCTTTTTTAAGGTATCGGCTAAAATTGGAAATTTTTTCTTCCATGTATACAAGGTATCTGGGTTGATGCCGATGTTTGCCGCAATCTCTTTGTCTGTGCATCCATCTCGTGCCCATCCCTCTATTTTTAGCAACCCTTCTTGGGTCATCCACTCTTGGTATTTACTTATCCCATTTGGGGTCACCTCCTGAATACAACCATAACCCCGTAATGAATTGTTTACGGGGTTATATGAAAGGAAAGAAAATATGAAAAAAATCGTTTACACCAGTTGCATAGCGCAACTAGATACAAGTATAAGGAATTGCACCTTAACAGCCGCCGGGGTAAGACTAATAAGCGGCTGGTCTCTAAACACTTGTAGACCCGCAACCTGTATGGAACGTAAGGCACCGTGGGATAGGTGTCTTGCGTACTCTCTTTTACGCGGGTGAGAGTTTACACTTTTACCACAAAAAGATGAGGAGGTTATTTCTCACAAAAAGTTACCAGTACTCGTCCGTACAAGTGTATTGTACGACATTTTTTAAGCCATGTTAGACAAACATAAAAAAGAGAGGGAGATAATTCTCCCTCTCTAATATCCCGCATATTTCCCAGCCAAATTGGCGAAAGCACTAAGCCATCTGCGTATAGTCATTTCTGCATATCCGAGCTTATCCGCCGCCCCCGCTATCGTGTATCTATCCTCAAAATATACCAGCTGTACAGCTTTCATTCTGTCCTCGCCATTGTCCATGCTCTCGGTCTGTTTTATCGCCTTGTTAATAGCGTACATCCATAGGGCTGACTGAGCTGTGTTTTCCGTGATCAATTTGTCTGGGTATTTTTTTACCTGCTTTACTGCGTGTCCGTACCAATCATGTTTCGGATTACTCATTTTTTATCCTTTCTGCAATAGCTTTTATTACATTTACAGTTACACCGTTTCCTGCTTGCTTATATAATTGACTATCAGAATTAACAAACTCTGCTTTTTTAAAATAGTCATCTGTCCAACCTTGCAGTCTAAAGCATTCTTTCGGTGTCAGCCTTCTAACAGCTATGTAGCATTGGTATTTTTCGTACCAGGCTGCATATACGGTCAACTCTTCTGAAACTTGCACAAAAATCCCTTGATTGCAACTGGTATCTAATGTATTTGCAACATCACGTCCAACTCGCCCTCTTCTTGTTTTACTTCCTGGAACTGATAAATTTACGCTATCAATGCCTACCCTACACTCGGAATAGCCTTGCTTTGTTGCTTCGGCTACTTTTATGCAGACATTAGGTTCGTTTCCATGCGATTGGCTTCTAAGTGTTGGCACTTCACCCTTAGGGGCAACACGTTTCGCTTTTCTGCCCTGCGGATCAATAACTCCAATCGGTTCAATCGCCACTCCGTGTCTATCCTGTCCAGTAAGTGTAAACATCGGCTCACCATCTTCTTTGAATCTCCGTCCATTCTGACGCTTTTCTGCTCGGTCAGGTGTTAAAACTGGAATTGCAATACCGCTATTTTGCGCTTTATACGTTCCATATCCTTTTTGATATCTTGCTTGCAAGCATCTGGCAACGCTAGTTGTTTCTGTTCCACTGTTGCACAAATCTATAAAACGCGGCAATGCTACATGATGCCCTCGCCCACCACCTTGACCAGTATCAAGAGCTTCTGTAATTCCATCAGGTGCAAATACCTGCGTATTTCTTCTGTAACCGTCCCTGTGACCTATTATTTGAATACTATCTTCTCTGTCTGCTCTTTCGACAGGAAATACTTTTGCGGTACTTCTTCCTCTAAGATGTCCGATAATGAAGCACCTTTCCCGGTTTTGTGGCACTCCGAAATCTTTGGAGTTGAGCACCTGCCATTCTGCATCATACCCCCTCTGCTCCATTTCAATGAGCAGTCTGGCGAAATCCCATCCTCCATTAACACTAAGCAAATTCTTAACGTTCTCAATGAAAAGGTAAGTGGGTCTATTTTCTTCTTCGAGTTGTCCGATAAGGTACATAACTCTGAAAAACAAGCTTGAACGGTTTCCTTGAAACCCAAGTTGCTTTCCTGCAACGGAGATGTCTTGACATGGGAATCCGAAACACCAGCAATCTGCTTTTGGAATGTCTCCGGCATATACTCTTCTAATGTCATTTGCGTACCACTCTCCATTCCTGTATTCCTCCTTTAGTATTTCTTTTTGTCGCTGTTTCAACGGCATTTTGCTCAAAAATTCTCTTTGTTCCTGAGTAATCAGATGCATAGATGTGTAGCTCGCAACCGCGAATTTGTCAAATTCGCAAAAGCCAACACATTCATGTCCTTCCAGTTCCATCCCCCTGCGAAACCCTCCGATTCCGGCAAAAAAATCAATAAACTTCATTTTTCTTTCCTCTTATATATGCTCATGTGGTTCGACCGGTTCCCAGTGTTTTTCGGCTTCCTGCTCAACCAATCGGTTACACCGCTTCGCAAACTCCTCATCACTTATTTCATCTTTTATGTATTGCTGTGATAAACCCATATATGTATCCGGTTCGATTGTATTATCGCTCATTTATGCCTCCAATCTAATTTCTGGCCGCACCAAGAACAATATTGAATACTTTGAATCTCCACTTCATTTGGTGTATACGTTCTGCCATGACAAATCGGGCACTCGCATACATATTCATTGCCTGTGAATCTTTCAATAGGTTTCTTGGAAATCTGCTTTTCCAATGCTTTGAGCGCCATCAATATGGCTTTATCATGTTTTCTTGCCGTAATTGCACTTTTTGGTGGGTCTGTGTGTATATCCTTTTCTAAAATCCCAATCACCTCTTCTAATGTCATTATTCATTCCCCCTTATTCTTCCGCACACTTTCGTCCACTCCCTCACAAATCTCTTTTCCGCCAAGTCGCTTGGGAAAAACTTTGTTTTTTTTGTTTTTGTTTCCTCTGTTTCTCAATTCCCTTTCTACGGCTTCAATTTTCCCCCTCGATTTAGGTGTTTTGCGTAGTTCGGTCATTGCTTCCCTTAGCTCTTGTTCTGTGCATCCCACCAAGAATGTGGCTCGGTCAAGGCTTGGTATTTCATATAGTTTTTTCACTATTTTGTTTTGTATTTTATCAAAATCTTCGTCTTTCAGTCCGTATGGCATTTTTATTCCTTTCCCCTCCGGAATAAATCCGGAGGAATCAATGGCATATAGCTCCTCATGGAACCGTTAACGTGTTACTGTAATGTGTATCTATCCTTAACCCCGGAGGGTGTCCAGCTTTAATATCTTACCCAGTCAAACGGCAATTTATTTACTAGCAGGCAAGCCGCGCCCTCCTTTCCTACCGCAAAAAGGCAATTTCGGCAATATTTATGCTCGTTGCAGTACTTCTTGAGTATTTTCGCCGCTTTTCTTGCTTCTGAGTCTCCTGTTTTTTTCATTACGCCACCTCCCTGATCGTGATGCCATACCGTTCAAGCATCAGCTTTCTCTTGATGATATATTCCGGATTTTTTCTTGTACGCGGGGATTTTACGTCCTCGACAATAATCTTGCCCTCTTTGTCTGTGTAACGAAAATCTGCCGTATATGATACGGGGCGTTCTGTAGTGCCATCCTCTCGCTTCTGGCTGCCCACAAGGATGTATCTCGGCTGCCGCTCTAATCCTGTAATTTTCCCCGCTTGTTGCATCGCCGCCAGCTCTAAATAGCGATGCATTTCTCTTTTACTATCAAACTTCCCATCTTTCGTAAAAATCTTTTTATTTCTAAATTTATTCACAGGTAATTCCTCCCAAATGTTTTGATAAATTCTTCCCTCGTTCCGTTGTTCTCCTCCCAGTACTTCTGCGCCAGCTCCTTGAGGTACCTGTCTAGTGGTCCGTTGGGATTGCGATGCACTGCCTCGCCGCCGTTGGTATGGTGATTTAAACATAAATAAACTGTAAAACCATACTTTTCGGCTTGTTTTCTGTTGCTGCTGCCATATAAGACGTGATGCCTATGTAAATTTTGGGTTGTTTTGCAGAAAAAACACTCTTTTTTAGTTTGTAGTACGCTATTCATCGCTAGAATCCTCGCTTGTGAAATGATATTCCATTAAATCAGCAATCATTAGGTATTCTTTTGCTATTTTTCCGTTTCGTGTTTCTTTTACCTGTTTTCTAAATCCTTCCAAGTCTCCATGGAAGCACCCGCAATTAACCATTATTTTTTTATTTTTGCCCCTATAAAAAGTTGTGCAGCGGAATTCTGTTCCGAAGCCCTGTACTAATGCATAATCTGCGTCGCCGTAAACCTCTGCGTTGCCGGAAACCCATGCGTTGCCGGAAACCCATGCGTCGCCGTAAACCTCTGCGTCGCCGTAAACCCTTGCGTTGCCGGAAACCCATGCGTTGCCGTAAACCCATGCGTCGCCGTAAACCCTTGCGTTGCCGGAAACCCATGCGTTGCCGGAAACCCTTGCGTCGCCGGAAACCCATGCGTCGCCGTAAACCTCTGCGTCGCCGTAAACCCTTGCGTTGCCGGAAACCCATGCGTTGCCGTAAACCCATGCGTTGCCGTAAACCCATGCGTTGCCGGCTTGCGATACATTTCCCTCTTTCTCTACATATCCTCCAAGTTCTCCAGCTTTCACGTCTCCAAATTCAACCAGTGCTTTAATTCTAAATAACTTTTTTCCAAATGCATTTGTGATAAATTCTGTTGTTAATTCAAATTTTTTCATTTCTCTTCTTCCTTTCTTGGCTTCCATTTTCCTAGTATTTGTTCCAGCTCTCTTGCTGTTAGCGTTTCAATTCCTAAGTCTTCCGCTTCCTGTATCGTGCCCTTGATTAGCTCACTCATTTCCCGGCTGTCGTAGGTGTGCGAACCTCGCATGAGTCTGTAAAATACTACCTCTTTGCCTTTTTCTAGCCGCCGTCCTATCGCAACCGTGTGAACGTCCTCTTTTTTGTACATGATATTGGTTGGGACATTGGTTTTTAAAACCGCTATGTCCCCTTTTATCAGCTCCGGCTGTCCGTATCTGCCTATCATCAAATTTTTGGCTTCCGCCTTGCTCGTTCCGACTTTTTCCGCTATTTTGGTGACTAAAACATGGAAATAGGCGTTTGCCGACAAGCTTCTTTTCTTGCGGAACGGTTTAATTATTACGGACAGTTTTTCCAACTTTTTCAGTTCGTCCACGCCCTTTATAAACCGCTCCGCCTCGTTGATTTCCAGGGTAACTGTTATCTTTTTGCTAAAATAATCCACCGCTAAGTTTTTTATTTTTCCAGTTAAATCCATGCTATTTTAGTCCTAATTCCTTCATGGCTTCGGCATATTGTTGTTGCGTCGTCTGATACAGTGATTTTAAACCTCTTTGACTTGCCCATTCTTTAATCTGCCCTTCCGTCATTCCTTTTTTTTGCATCAAATCATAGAGTCGCTTTGCTTCTTTCTCTGTGATAACCTCGTTGCGTTTATATTCGTCTGTATCCGCGTCTTTGGAATCGTCCAGAAGAAATAAGCTATTTAAGGCATATTTTCTCGCGTAGCTCGACGCTGAGCCGGTAACTTGTGCCGCATCCATCTTTTTTTTGCTTTCCTCCTCCCTGGCGTATGCTGTAGTGCAAAAACTGCCATCGCTTTCTGTGTCTTTTAAAATTGCTGTCGCCTTTATGTAAAATCGGTTGCCCAGCATGATAATTTCGTCGTTTACGGTTAATATTAAACTTTCCCTGTCTAATAAAGGCTTTACTGCTTCGTAGATGTCCTCTAAGCTTCTGTAACTATAGCCGCCATACTCACTGTATTTACTCTTGGGTACCTTTAATTCTGCCTGAATTTTCTGCAACTTTTTGTGAATTTCTCCCATCTTTCTTACCTCACGATCACGCTCTTTGAGGTCTCAAGATGCGCCCCTGTGACCTCTTTCCCGGCTTTAATCGCCTTTTTAATCGCTGTCTTGTCTGCCTGTGGCTCTGGAATCCTGATGTATTCCTCTGACAGACTGCCTAAATCGTCAATAGTCACAGACTCGTTGCTCTTGTAGAATACGCTTACTCTTGCCGTTTTGAGCTTTTCTCCGTCAAGAGCATGGGACAGATAGTCCTTACACCTCTGTGCGGCGTTCTCGCAACTTCTACGGCGTTTCGCAAGCTTTTCTTCCTCCTCTTTGATTGCCTTTGCTTCTGCGGCGTAATTCTTTACTGCCAGCGCGATTCCCTCCACCTTTTTGTCTCTCTCGATGTTGAGAGCCTCAAGTTTTTCAAGGTCAATAATTTCTCCTGTCTCCTCGTCTACGCAATCCATGATTGCACTGTCAATCTCGTATAATGTCATTGCTCTAATTCCTCCTCGTACCTCTCGTATTCGTTGTAGTTTGCCGCACCTCGTTTGATTGCTTTGTGTGCTGTTCTGCACTCATATTCCGCCTCAAGGCGCTGTGTCTTTAAATACTCTCTAGCCGGGTCAAATCCTCGTTCCATTTCCTGTACCCCATGTCTCTTTAATAGCCTTGCTCAGTTCGTTGTAGCCTCTGGCGTATGCCTCTATCTTTTTCATATCGTTGCTTCTTTCAACGCCCAGTCTAAACAGCTCAAGCAGTCCCTGTGCTACTTCTTTGTCTTTGACAGTAATCGTGACTTCCGCCGGGATTACTCCTTTCCCCATCACTTTATCGTCATATTCCTTTGCCTGGAACCATGTCACATTAATCATTGCATCCATAACCTAACCTCTCTTTCTTTCCTGCTATCCAATCCCCTAACGCTCCCTCGCACTGTTCCGGGGGATAATTTTTATTATCCTGTTCTAACCGCCCAACTATTTCTCCCAGTGTGGGTAGTTCTGGTACTGTTTCTTTTCGCTCTATTGCTCCCGCCGCCTGTATCATTTCTCGGAGCTTCGGCGGGTACTTGTCTATCTCCTTCTGTGCTTCTAACGCCGCTCTGTAGCTCCTGAGGAAGTTTGACTGTATGACCGTCTGAAAGTCTGCTGAATCTACTACTGCCCAGTCATGGAGCGTCTGTGGCGTTCCTACTGCCTTTTGCAACGTATGGGGCAGTTTGTCAAACTCCTCTCTGTAACCGTAAATCCCATTGCTGCACGCCTTTGCCACTGTTGCCCATGCTTCCTGCTCGCTCAGGTAGCTGCTTTCCGCTTTGAGCTTACTGGCACACTCTAAAATATCTGCCGGTGTCGGCGGAAACTTTCCTGTTGTCATGTACATCTGTGCCGCCACGCTTATTGTCTGGTAGTCGTTGTTCTTGCCTACCAGGCGGTACCACATGTCTAACGCCTGTTCGTTTGGAACAAATCCCGGAGCCGTGTAAACAGTCTTTAGTGCGGCTACGATTTTAGAAAACTCCGAAATCGTCATACATTCCGCCCCCCTCCTGTTCTTTCTGTGCTGCCCAGTGCTGTATATCTCCGTACAGTCGGTCGTTAATGTTCTTCGTGCTGTCGTTACCTGT